ATCCTAAATCAAAACCACCCTGACCATATACATCAGCCATTCTTAAATCTGGTCTCATGGTGTCTCTTACGTCTTGTAAAGGATTGTCAGCTTCTTTTTTTGCTGCGTAATAACTTAATGCTCCTGCTGGAACTGCAAGTGCAGCGGCATTTTTCATTTGTTGGTCGTAAAATTGTTTCATGATATTTTGATTATAAATATCGTACTCACGATTTATTGCGTCTGGATCATTAGGATCGTTAACTTGTTGACCATAAGCATTACTAACCATTCTTAATAACGGGTTACTTGAACTACCCAATCTATTAAGTGCAAGAGTTTTTAAAGGGTTAGAGCCTCCTGATATTGCACTTTTTGCTAATGTCATTAAAGGATTTTGGCTTGATCCAAATAAACTTGTTATTCCTCCTGTGCCACCACCTCCTCCTAAAAGACTACTAAAACCACCTTTTCCTGCAAATAAACCTTTAATACCACCACTACCTAATCCTAATTTAGCAGGAATAGCTTTTAAAGCAGAACCTAATCCACCAGCCCCTTTAATAGCAGAAGCTGTAAGTCCTAATTTTCCTAAAGCAGCACTAGCACCAAATCCTCCAAGAGCTCCCATGATACCGCCTTTAAGCCCTTTACCAGAAGCTAAACCACCTAACCCACCTATTAAAGCAGCAGATAATCCACCTGTAAAAGGAGCTGCAATAATTCCTGCGTAAGGTGCTAATTTTTTAAATGCTTTGCTTTTGACTACTTTTTTTACTAATCCTGTTTGAAATTTAACTACTTTTTTTACTGGTTTTATTATTTTTTTTACAAGTTTTTTTAAAAAGAACTCTGGCAATCCTGAATTAGGATTAATACCCATAGAACTACCGACAATATAATTAGCAGGGTTTATACCCTGATTTAACATATCTCTAAATATTTGCCTTTTTGTAGCTAAAGAAATAGCTAATGGTGGAACAATCATTTCCCCATCAGCAACGTGTGCTATTTTGTTATCTTCGTATCTCCCTAAACTTGCAAGACCAGTTATTTGTTCATTCATCTTGTTATTTTATTATAAGCAATAGTGGGGCTACAACTCTATTTTAATACCGCCACTAAGTTTTACGTCTATTTTCAACGCACCTACTGAGCCAAGCAGTTCAAAACCAGCACCCGCTACGGTAGGTTCTGTTAACTGAACAAATCTGTTGCCTATATAAGCTTGTAAAGAGCCAACAGTTGTGTTCCATATTACATCACCTTCTTGAAAATCTAAAGTGCTTAATTGATTTTGTGTAAAGTGTGGTGTCCTGTCAGGATCAAAGCTTCCAACATTTAATTCAAGTATTCTTACTAATCTATTATAAAGTTGTGGAGAAACTTCATTAGACGCAAAAGGTAATGCTGTTTTGAGTAATCTAGACATTATCTTCTACCATCAGGCTGTATCTCTAGTCTTGTATCTCCTAATCTCCAACCAACTCCATTATTTCCTGAATCACCATCATTAGATTTAATTTTAAAAACCACTTGCCTTCCTCTACCTCTTATATGAGATTGTTTTGTTGTTGGGCCAATAGTGGAAGTTGCTACAGAAGAAAGACTTTCTCCAGGAAAGTTTCTAACTTTAGTTTCTATATTTACATTTGTTGAAGAGTCAGTTGTAAGGAATTTAACATCAGGTATTAATTTTTTTATAAAAGAAAAGTTCTCACCATCTTGTATATCTAAATCTCCTGATTCAATAAACACATTTTGCATTTCGCTACCGTCATCATTAAAACCAATTTCGTGTTGATACAAATAATTATTTGCAGTAGCTTGTGGGTATGCGGAAACTCCAGTATCTAGCCAACAAGTTCTTGTAAGCTGTCCATAATACCAAACCGCTTCTTGATAGTTGTAAATAACATACCTATCGTTTTCTTGAGAAGAGCTGCTTGGATAAAACCAACCAATTTCAGAGTGTTGTTTGTTAGTAAAAGCAAAAGTTTTAAAAGCTTGAGTTGTATTAAAATCTGAAAAAACATAATTTTTTACAGTACAAGGTAACTCACTTACAGATCCTTTATACACATAAAAAGCATCTTTACCCATAAAATAAACACCTTCTGGCCCATTTACACAAGCGTTAGGCCCCATCAATCCAGCAGCTTCATCAATTAGGTTTATAGCAAAAACCAAAGGCGGCCCTATATTTGTCATACTATAAATTGAAGTGTCTGTAAAAATAACAACTTCTTGTCTAGCTTTTATTCCGCCAACAATCTGAGAACCTGATGAAAGTCTTACACTACCTGCGGTATTAGTTGTTCTTGGCTCAAAATCTAATAAATCCTCTGCTGAAGAAAAAGCAACCAACATAGGATCTAAATCTCCTGAACGAACTCCTCCTTCTATAGGATCTGAGCCTAACACTATCAAATGTCTATTGGTTTCAGAAGTCAATACTTGTATGGCTTTAGTGGGTACTAAATTTGCACCTGTTATAGAACTTAACTCTACAGCTCTTGTGTTTGTACCTGTTGACTCATCCCACCTAAATATACCGCCTCCTCTTACAGCCATAACTAAATCTTCTCCATAGTTATCTTGCGACCATATTCTTAATTGGTTAGCAGATGACAGAGGACTAGACGAGCCCCAACCTCCAGCACTCCAAGCACCTGAACCCCAACCTGTACCTTCTACAAAAACATCAAGTCCACTCACAATTTGATAAACAGCATTTGCACTTCCGCTAGTGTTATCAGTATTAGTAGCAGTAACAGCGTTGCCACTTGTATCAACTGCATTTATAAAATATTCATTACCGTTTGTAGTGGATATAGATTGTATTTGATATTCTTGATTTAAAACTGCAGCAGTTATGTTACCGCCCAAGGTACTAGCTCCGCTATAAGTTACAAAGTCTCCAGGATTGGCACCATGTCCAGAATCAGTTACTTTTATTGAGCTAGAACCATTAAGCACTTTTGTAAAGCCAACGCTACCTGATACTGTTTTTCTTATAGGAGTTATATCGTTAAAAGTAGCACCTGATTGTATATAAAATTTAAGATGAGTCCCTAAACCTAAATATCTTGTGCCATCTAAAGCAATCCAATTAAATATTGATCTAGCAGTACCTTTAAAAGTTTCAGCTATGAGTTTAGCCCAACCCCCAAATTTTTCAGGTAGTCCCATCCTAAATCTAACTAAATTACAATCAAACCAACCTCCTTCATTAGAATAAGAAGTACCTTCTCTATCAATACCAGGTTTGAATTTATATTTAATTAAAGCCATTTTTTATTTCATCAAGAGCATTATGTAAACTTTCTTTTGAATTTATATTTTTCATAAGAGAGTCTTTAAAAGTTATTTTTGTTCTTTTGCCATCCTTAAAAATTTTAAATATTATTGTATTGTATTCCAAACAATAAAAAGCATAAAGGTCAACCATACCTTTTTTATAGTCTCTAATCTTCGTATTAGCTCCCCTACGCATGTCAAAGCACCAATTAACTCTTTTATGAGTTTTATGGCACATTTTCTTTATAGAAGAAGTTTTTACTTGACACTTGTACATAATGTCATTTATTTCAAATATTATGTCAGCATGACTACCATGTGGTAAAACATGAACGGTATCGCTTTCTAGACTTAAAAAACTAGCTACAGCGTATTCGCCTGATCTTCCAATGCGTTCTGTTTGGCGTGTCATCAAAAAGGGTATTCATCAGACTCCATCATTTTTGAAAGCCTAACAGCTCTTTGACCTACTTGGCCAGCCCATCTGCTGTTTAACATTTCTTCTGCGGCTTTAGTAAAATTTTTGTTTTTAATATGCTCAAGTGTCTTTTCAAATTTAAACAATCTGTTCCCCATATTAAAATACATATCAATTAAAACAGTTTTTCTTACTTCTGATAGTTCTGAAAAAAAATCTAATTTATTTTGTAAAACATTTACAGATTTATTTACATCATTTTTAAGTAAATATTCTGCTTCCTCTTCTGTAATACCTCCGCCTAGTTTTTTATCTATGAGTCTGCCAAAACCAATAGTTTTGTAGCCTTCACTACAATCGTAACAATGACTAACAAAGCCTTCGTGAAGCTTTAGCAGATTTAAAAGTTCTTGCATTAAAAAAAGATAATTTTTGTTAGAAATCCTGTAATTCCCAAAAATATAGTCAAGGAAAAAATTAAACTGTTTCTTATCAATTTGTTTAAAGACATTATGCCATTTTCAATATTTTCCAATCTTCTCCAATTTTCTCGCCAACGCTGTTCACAAGCAGCTTCATGTGCTGAAAGCCTTTTGTCAACTTCATTTACTGTAGATCTTGACATTAAAAATAATTCCTTAAATAATTTTTTAAATTATTCCAACATTCTACTGCTTTCTTATCAACATGCCTATTAATGTCTGGTCGTACTATTTTAAGTAAAATTTTTCCTGATATTAAAGTTAAAATTGTCCAAAATATAATTTCCATATTTACCTCCTAAACAAATGTTAATGTATGAGTTGGTATTACGCCAGCGTTACTATATATTCCACCACCAGTTTTTCCCATAGCTTGACCATAAGTATTACTCCAACGTATATAAACTATGGAATCTGCATATATGGAAGAAATAGTAGCATTACTTAAATAGTAACTTCTTGCTGGCCCATAGGTACCAGTAGAAGGATCGGCAGCAGCAGTTCTGTTGACATCAATTCTTGAAAAATTCATGTTATTAGGATCAGTAGTTATTTTTGATCCGTCATTTGTTTGAAACATAATATCTAAACCTCCTCCTTCGTAAGCACCTATACCATCCGAGCCCCCTCCGTTGGCAGGAAAATTATAAAAGGAAATATTAGTGCCAAAGTTTAATCCTCCATTAGGATTACTGAGAGTACCACCAGTACCACCGCCTGAATACCCATAAAAATCTGGCCCGCCATAACCACTCAAGTTTGATCCTGCTGATTTAGTTACTATTCTGTTTGAAGCTGAGGTAGGAATATTTATTGGATATTCTGATTGTGCTCCGTAAAAATTATTTATGTCAATACTAGATCCAGAAACAGTGCTAATAGTTTTACCAGCAGCAGGAGTTAAAGCTCTAATGTCAGTATCATTTAAACTACAAAATGTTCCAGAGACAGAGCTTCCAGCAGCTTCTATATGTATAGCGTTCAAACCTAAAGTACCGCTAGTTGGTAGAGCCATTTTTTAAGTCCTCAACTTCTTTACTTAAATCTTTGATAGCTTCTATTAAAAGCCCTACTGTATTGGCATACTTCATAGATTTTACTGTGCCAAGTTCTTTGTCTTCATGCTCATTCACTAATTCTGGTACTACTCTTTCTACTTCGTTAGCCACTACTCCTATCTCTTTTGATTTATTTTCTTTTCTAGTAAAGTGTACGCCTCTTAATTTTTTTACTTTATCTAAAGCATTTTCAATTTGATATATGTCCTCTTTGAGAGCTAAATCAGAATATGCACTAACATTACCATCAGCAGTAAAATTACCTGAGTTGTCTAATGTGGCTCTTTCTGTTGAGCCTACATAAAACTCTATGTGGTCAGTTTCATTTTTAATTCCTGTTGCACTTGCTCCTCTTCTTACTTCGTTAACATTTTGTAAAGTTAAATTACTATCAGATGAAGAATAAGCGTTGTTTAATTGTGTTTGTGCATTAGATGAAAGCGTATTGATGTATTGAAACTCTGCACTTGTTACTGAGCCATCAGCTATTTTTGTAGCGTCTATTTGAGCAGTAGCTTTTATGTCAGCATTTACAATATTAGTAATAGTGTTGCTGTCAGAGTCTATAGTTTTGTTAGTCAACGTGTCTGTACTAGAGGCTGTAACAAAAGCACCTCCGTTAAAAGTTGCACTAGCACCTAAATCTATTTTTTCAAAAAGATCATGTACTACTGCACCCGAACCACCTCCATCTAAACCACAACCTTTGGTTTTACCGTTAGCTATAGTTACACTTGCTCCTGATCCCTGTGAAATCGATATAGATTGACCGCCTGATGTAGCATTTTCTATAAAAATTACTTTAGATACTGTATTTGGTAATATTGTTAAAGTTCTTGTTGCATCTAAAGTGGCACTTGAAGTAACTTTTAAATAAAAAGCTCTACGTTTATCTGACTGACCATTTTGTATAGTTACTTCTTTATTAGCGTTTGCGTCAAAAGTAGCCTCTGTTTGATAAGAGAAAGCCTCTGCAATCAAGCTTAAATTTGTATTTGTCGTAGTACCCCAAGAACCAATTTGTTCTCCTGTACCCATTTCCTCCAATCTTAAATCATTTTCATATGAACTAGCCATTTTTAACCTCTGTTAAATTATAGTTAAATTATTGT